TTTAAGGAAAGTAAATTAGGATTTGATGTTTATGATGGTAATTTTATACTTAATGCAATAGAAATTGTTAATCGTTTAAATGAGCAAGATATTGAAATCGATAATTTAAAAAGACAAATTGATGATTTAACTGAATTTATTGTACAAAATTTAAAATAACAAGTAGTGGTGATTTGGAATGACTGAAAAACAATTAACTGGAATAAAAATAGTTTGTACTCCTAATCTTCCAGTAGAGATTGTGAATGAAGAAACAAATGAATTAGAAACTTTTCACATGATACAAAATGGAAATACTTTATTTGTTTCAGAAGAATTAGGGAATGCTTTGAATGAAAGGTTTGGTGATTCTGAATGACTGAAAAACGATTTATAATTGATATATGGGATAGGGATTTGTATGTTTCAAATATATTAATAGCATCTGTTGGAATAATCTTTTATGGAATATCTCCAAGAGTACATTTCTTATTTGTTGCATTATTAGCAATTATATTCTTAAATTTTTGTTGTTGGTCATATACACTTGAAAAAGGGAGACTGGGATAGAATGACTGAAAAACGATTTAAACCACATTTATTCGATGATGGAGAAAGCGAAAGATATTTTGATGGTATAATCGACAATGAAAATGATAATGATATAATTGTTAATTATCATTCCATCAGTAATTTATTGAATGCTCTCCACGAAGAAAACCAAATGATAAAACAAACTATTCGTGAAATGATGGAATCTGAAAGAACAACATTAGGAAAATCAGTGTTAAAACAATTATGGGATAGGATACAATGAAATGGGAACGAACAGGAAGTAGAGTACATGGAAATGGACAATCATATAACTGCACCAACCAAATAACAGCAACAGAACTACAAGGAACATTAAACCAATATGAACAGTCTATACAATCATTTGAAGACACACAATATACACTTGAACAAGCACACAAACAACTAATAGAAATACGAATGACACTAACAATCCTACAAAACGACATAGACAAACTCAAAGAGGTACTAAAATGCTAGGACTCGTACACATCAGCGACAAAGAACAAGACCGCATAAAAACCGCAACCGAATACTACCAACAACAAGGACTCGAAGTAGAAGTTAAAAACCTACCAATCGGAGACTACATATTCATAGACACCAACGGTAAAGAAGTAGTATTCGAGTTTAAAACAGTATCCGATTTTGTTTCATCAATTCAAGACAATAGAGTCTTTAATGAGGCAATCAACCAAGCAGAAAACTTTGATTATCATTATGTAATCATTCAAGGAGACGAACACGCAAGAGCCAAAGCACTAGCAATAAGCAAACACTACCAAGAAATCACATACTTCGGTTATCTCGGAGCAATCGCAAGCCTAAACCGATACACTACTGTTATAGAGTCCTATTCACCATTCATACAAGAAGCATACTACCGTATGTTAATAACTGCAAGAAAATGCCTACAAAACAAACCAATTGTTAAGAAGTTCAATCGTAAAGATAAAAACCCAGCATTCAACTACCTATGCTACTGCATATACGGTCTAAATGCAAAAAGAGCAAAAACAATCACAGACACACTACAACTCCAAACACTAACAGACCTACAAAAAATAACAAAAGAAGATCTACTCCAAATCCAAGGCATAGGCGAAAACACCGCCGAGAAAATAATCCAATCGATAAAATGAAAATCCAAATAAAATACCCAAAACAAAAATGCCCAATCTGCGGAAAAACATTCATCAAACACCATCACAAACAAAAATACTGCACACCAGAATGCAGCAAAGAAGCCGAACGATTAAGAAGCAGAGAATCAAGTTACAGACACTACCACCGACACAAAGACAGAATCAACAAAACAAGACTAGGCACACGAACAATAGGACCAAAACCCAACCCCAATCCAGACCGAGAACAAGAAATAATACAAAACGAAATAGACCGAATAGGCCTAAACCCATTTTAACCCGTCAGACTATTTAATGAAAGTATGATAACATGCAACATGAGTACAACTACAAACACCTCACAATTGTTTGTCCTGAATGTAAAGGAACAGAAATACTAATCGACCCCATGCATCAGGAAACCTATTGTACCCACTGTGGCCTCATACTAAAAGACAATACAATCTTCAAAATAACATTGGAACTCGAACAAGAACAACAGAAAAATATCCGATTAAACACATTCTGGAAAACAACCAACAAAAAAAAGAAGTCACGATTACAGGGAGTTAATAGAACAAAGTGCCTCTAAAATAATTAAATCATAGTTTCTACGTAAAAAAATGACAACCTTCTGCAATCATAATGTGTTTTTTCTATCATACAATTTTCAGTCGATATTTTTCATATAATCTCCAACTTCTATTAACTCCCTTGTATACTCTTATCATGATCACTAAAAACTAATAGGTGGAATGACCTTCATGGACAACAAAATAGGAAACCTCAGTACAATAATCAAAATAGTAAGCATGACAATAGCCGGATGGATAATCAGCACATTAGCCGCACAGGGCTACAATCTCGGGGTAGATGCAGTAACCCTTGCAAGTGTAATCGGTGCATTTATCGGTTTAGCATTAGCATATATCGATGCCAAATACCCAAACACCCTTGCAATATTTGACAATGCAGTATCCCCAGTAATTGATACAGAGGAAACTGTACTAAACGACGAATATGAAGTGGGAGTTGAGGATGATGACTCCGCCTGAAACACCCTGCGACTTACATGAGACCCAAATACAAGAAAACAGTAAAAAAATCTCTGCCCTAGAAACAAGAGCAGAATACAAAGAAAAACGTATAGACGAACTATACGATAAAATCGAAAAGATGGAAAACAAAATCGACAACATCAATGAAAACGTGAATAAAATAGTACAATCCAGTATTGAATCAGACAACAAACTCGAACAAAGATTAACCAAACTAGAAACAACAGTAAGAGTCCTAAAATGGATAACAACACTCTTATTCGGTTCTGGTTTAATATGGGTAATATACTCATTCATTCACTAAATTAGATATAATATAACAATGTTAATTTTATAAAATTCCCCACTATATTAAGGGCAAATGAGGAAGTTTTAAAATGGCAAAATTCAATGAAGACATCTGCAAAGAACTATGTGATTTACATAGCGAAGGCCTACCTCAAAAATCATGTGCCGACCTTGTGGGAATAGATAGGAAGACATTATACAATTGGCTCCAAAAAGGCGAAAATGCGAAAAGTGGGAAATACCGCCAATTCTACATGAACTGGCAAAAAGCATCTGCAAAATATGAAAGAGAACATCTGAATCATATCCGAGACAGTCCCTCATGGTTAGCTCACCAATACTTACTACAAGTAAAAGACCCCGACACTTATGTTGTAGCTGAAAAACAACAAATCGAACAAGAAACCAAAGCCACAGTCAACGCCGATGTAGACATGAACGACCCAAGAATCCGAGAAAATGACCTCGAAATGCTAAAATCCCTAATAAACGATAAACATGACAACACTAACAGCGGACCAGATTAGCCAATTACCAAGTAAACCCCGAGGAATCGGAGAATGGTCAATATTAATCAACAATGGCTACTGGAAACCTCGTAATTTTGATGTACTAATCATAGAATTACTAGGATATGCATTAGCCGGTAAAGTCAGTAAAATCCTATTAGGTGTTCCATCAAGGCACGGTAAAAGTACACTCATTAGTAAAAACTTCGCATCTTATTTTCTAGCACATTACCCAAATGACAAGGTTATCCTAACTGCTTATTCTCAAGGCCTTGCATCAGAGTTTGGTGGACAAGTCAAAGATGTACTGAATTATTATGGTGGATTAAGCCCTTACAATGTTTCACTAAGTACAGACAGTAAAGCAAAAAACAAATTCAAACTAAACCATCCATACCGCGGCCAAATGCTAGCCGTTGGTGCAGGGGGGTCCATACTAGGTTTTGGTGCAGGACTATTCATAGTTGACGATCCAATCAAAAATATTTCAGATGCAGAAAGCCGAGTCAAACAACAACGATTAAGCGACTGGTTCGGAGCAACCGCAAAGACAAGATTAGAAAAAAGAGCAGATGGTAAACCACCAATAATGTTAGTAATAGCACAAAGATTACATTTAAAAGATTTACATGGTATCATACGAGAATCAGAACCTACAATATCAGCACATGAAGGAATGGATATCCTCCGTAATGGTGGAACCATTGACCCTAATGTATGGCTGGACCTGAACATCCCCGCAATCTGTGACAGTTACAATGACATACTAGGCAGACAGATTGGTGAGGTATTATGGGAAGAGCAACGTAGTTATGATTGGTTAATGGCTGAAAAGAAATCAATGGGCAGTTACTTATTCAATGCTATTTATCAAGGCCAACCAATAGAACGTGACGGGAACATATTCAAAAGAGAATGGTTCATGGATGAAACCACCAATACCATTTACAGACAAATCACACCTGACCAGGTACCCGAAGATATTCCAATGATGAGGTACTGGGATTTCGCTGCATCCGGTAAAGAAGGAGATGGGACCTCCGGTTTACTCACTGGGTTTGATGGAGACAACTTATACTTGATAGATTTGGTTAGTGGTCAATTCAGTAGTCGTGAAGTATTACACAAATTCAAAAAAACAGCCGTAAAAGATGGTAGGCATGTATTAATCAAGATTGAACAAGAACCGGGAGCCGGTTCCAAATTACTCATATCAAGATTCCGCAATGAAAGAGAATTAAAAAAATTCAAGATAAGAGCAGACAAAGTCAGCCTAGCCAAGAATGTAAGAAGTTTCGACCTTGAAGCATTAGCGGAAGATGGTAAAGTTTATTTTGTAAAAGCCCCTTGGAATATTGAAGTAATAGACCAATTGGTGGCATTTACTGGTAAAGATGGAGGCACCGATGACATAGTGGACACCTGTACAGGCAGCGCCAGGCATTGGGTAAGACCAAAACGTAAAATCAGAGCGTGATATATCATGAAAAGTGATAGTTTTATAGTTACAGTTGATGATAACGGTGAGAACCATATTATCGACAAAATGGAATTAGACAAATACAGTTTCAAAGCAACCGTCGATATTGATGGTAGTAAGCAGATAGTGGACGAGATGTTCAAGAAAGGACATAACATACTCAATCCGAAATATGACCCTTATTATCTATTGGCATTATTGGATTTGTATACTTATCATGCCAGTTGTGTTGAAGCGGTTGCGGTTGATAGTAGTGGAATTTCATTCACATTGAAACCTGTTGAAGAAGTGGAACAGGTTGACTCTCAAAAAAATAAATTGTTAGAGTTGCTGAAAAATTGCACACCAAGCATTAACACTCACCTGCAAAGGGTAATCTATGACAGACGATCTATCGGTTATGGTGCTTTGGAAGTTATTAGGGATTCCACTAGTGAGTCTGATATTGTAAGGTTGAAACATATCCCTGCACAGACCCTCCGCAGACACACCGATACTAAAAGAGTATTGCACACTACCAGTACAGGTAAGCGTGTTTGGTTTGTTATCTATGGTAAAAACTATAATGAAAACGGAGAATTATGTGATGTTCATGCAGATACTGGTGATTTCCATCCACATAATAGTTTAAGTGCATCTGAAAGAGCCAATGAGTTATTATGGACTATGGAATATGCACCAGGAAGTGACTATTATGGTAGACCTCCTATTGTCTCATGTTTAGGGTCAATTAAAGGTGATTTGGCTGCGGTCAAGTATAACAATGCATTCTTTGAGAATTATGGTATGCCGAAGTTCGCCGTGACAGTTACTGGTGACTTCGCTGACTACGATGAGGAACCATATAATCCTGATGGAACTGTTAATGAAGATTACGATATCACACAAACACTTCGTTACAAGATTGGTCAGCAAATCAAGGAAGTTATCAAACATCCACATTCAGCGATTTGTATCACCATTCCAAGTGAGGGTGAAGAGGGTAAAGTTGAATTAAAAATCACACCATTAAGCGTGCAAACTGAAGAAGGCCATTTTCGCATGTATCGTAAAGATACACGTGACGAAGTAATACACGCTCATAGAATGGACCCTAGCCGTCTCGGAATATTCGATAATGGAGCATTAAACGGAAGTAACAGCGAAGCTACCATGGCCTCCTATAAATATGGTACAATCGCACCGATTAAAGCGGAACTGGAATCTATGATAAACACATTACTCCCTGAAATGGAAGTTGACTCATGGACATTCAGCATTGAAGATGTAATGCCAATCGACTATACCAAAGATGTAGCCTTAGCAGATTTCCTGTTTGCACGTGGTGCTATGACTATCCGTGACCTTGTCAATAATTTCGGCAGTAAATTCGGTTTGAACATAGAAGATGATACTAATCCGTACCTAGATGAACGGTTCATCAACAACCAACCGTTAAACGGATTATTCAACCAAACAGAGAATAACCCCTACTTAGAAGCTAACAGCATCCTTGGAACATTAGAAGAAAGTTTATGGAGTAATGTAGACAATGCCACTGACAACATACGTGAAGAAGAAGAGGACACAATTACTCGCATCACAAATGAGTAGCCTAGTAAGTGACAGTAACGAAAACTTACTAAGAATAAACATCTCCAAATTTTTCACAGATTTAGAGCAGGATATTCAAAAAGCATTATTTGAGTATTGGAACGATGATTTGAAAAAAGGGCAAGTGAATTTAATGCTTGCCCCTATTCATGAAAAACATCAAGAATACTATGAGATAATAATGCATCATAAACTTAATGAATTCCGCAGAAGCCAAAGAATAGGCACATTACTCGTTTTCAATGAAAGACAAAAGAAACTCCATTCATTTAAAAGTGAAAAACCGGTAGAGTTTGCACATTCCCCAAATAATTTATTCGGCACATTACCTGAAGCCGAAGAGAAACTAGCAAATAATACTTTCACCGCATCCGAAGGCACATTATCCCGTGTGGATAGTAATATTAATCAGATTATAACTGAGGGTTATAAATCTGGTGAGGGGATTAATGTAGTTTCCCGTCAAATCACTGAAAGGTTTGACCAGTTAAGGACATGGGAGGCGACAAGGATTGCCCGTACTGAAATTCATGGTGCTCAAAATGAGGGTATAATGTCAACTTATGAGGATCTTGGTGTTGAGTATACTCAGTGGGTTGCTGCGTCTGATGATCGTACTCGTGATAGTCACTTGGAGTTGGATGGTGAGATTATCCGTATGGGTGATTCATATAGTAATGGTTTGGCGTTTCCTGGTGATACTAGTGGGGATATTGAAGAGTGGATAAACTGTAGGTGTAGTAATGCACCTTTTGTTATGCCGGCAGGTATGACCGCACCTGAAGGAATGGAGCAGTTTAGAGAGTCTGACCTTGTACCGATTGAACAGGAACAAACACAAACTGAAACTGTTGAAATGGAATTAGACCAATTCGCATTAACACCAGAAGAACAAGCTCGATTGGACGAATTACGAACTGCTGATAAATTAGGATTGTTAGGAAAAGTAGATTTGAAAAACTTAGAGGCTAAAGAAACATTTAATTATCTGCACAATAAAAAAATCGAAGGCAGAATATCCGAAGCCGAAAGTATCCGCTATGACAATCTCTATAAAAAGTTAGTTGATAAAGGATTAATAGAGCCAATCAGTTCCATGGAAGCGGCAAGACAAGCGAACATGCCTAAATTATTCCAAGACCCCAATTTCTTCAAATTATCCGAAGCCGAAACTGCAAGACGTGAAGAATTAATGCAAAAAACAAAAGATAAAACAATAACTCGTGAAGAGAAAAAGGAAAGAAGAGACTTAGGTCAAAGAGAACGTATCCAAGATTTACACGAAAAACTGGTAAAAGAAGGATTGGACAATACTGAAACTCGCCAATATTTAGATGCATATGAACGGTTGAAATTACAGGGAATGGAACTTCCTGAAATTCCATTAGAACTGAAATTCACAACAGACCAACCAACATATGAAAGATATTCCTACACCGAAGTAAAAATTGGTGATAAATATGCTTTGAATAAAAAAGAAGCATTGGAATTATACGATTTAGAGAAAAAACAAATGCTCTCTGAATATACAAATATTGGAAACTACAAACTCACTGCTGAAGAACGAGCAAGGCTCAAAGAACTTGATGCTCAGAGAGAGTTTAACCATTATTATTATGTTCGTGAAGGTGAAGGCGGTCTTGACTATGCCACTGAAGTCAAATTTAAAGAATTGTTCCATAAATTCGAAGATAAACTCAAACTGGATACAGATATGTTAAGTCAGGAACATGTACTGCCGAAATATGAACATAACATTAAATCCGACCCTAACGAAAAACCATTAAAACTCAAAGGAAGTTTTGAAGATGGAATGCCGCCAGACCATGAGATTCTGGATTTATTCACAATTGATGTTACACAAGCAACTGCTAATGAACAAAGAGTAGTTACTCGATGGATGGGAAATGATTTCATATACTTTAGAGACTTTGTAGTAAGAAGCAAAGGAGACATCGAAGCATATATTGACTATGTCATGAATGCATCTGAAGAACAATTGAAACATTACGGATACATTAAGAATTTTGTAGATGAAGGCAACATCAAAAGGGTTAGAAAAGAAATAACGGATATTGCAAACTCTATTAACCACGATTTACCAGTATTGGACAATATACTCAATAATAACATGACTAAAAAAGCAATGACATTATGGCGTAAAGAAACCAGGCACCATTTAGGTGAAAACCCTCAACCTGGAGATATTGTCACATTCCCTGGAAAGAACAGTACGTCAATTACACTTGAGGGTGCGGAGCTTTTTGCTGATGTCACAAATAGGGAAATGGAATGGACATATGAAATCGAAGCTCCCGCAGGAACTCATGGAGCATATGTATCTCATTTGAACCAATCTGAAAGAATACGTATGGAAATGGAATATCTTTTAGCCGATGATACACAAATGGAAATAATAGAGTTCGACCCTGACAGGAATTATGCCAAGTTAAATGTTTTAGTAGAATAAAGGAGGCGTGAACTTTGAAATTAAATATTGAATTCCTACAAAAAGAAGCTGAAACCCCCTCAAGTGAATTATGGGATAAGTTAATTGAGTATGATGGAGTTCTACCAAATGATTTGTATGAAGTGTTTAATCCAAACTTTAATTTTTTAGAGTTGGACATTCCAATAGCAGTGAAATATGTTATTATGGACAAACATGAATCTAACTTCATAGACCATCGTAGATTTGAAGCATTTAAGAAACCTAACGAATCATTTGAAGATTGCGATGCTCGATTAATTCAAGAGTTAATTGATTATTTGGGTTTACCATTATTTGAGTAAATCCTTTTTTTTCTTTTTTTGTTACCTGTTAGCGTATGCTATATACTATTTTTTTACTACTTTCTAACCCGTCAGACTATATAGTGATATGTATATCAATAAACTCAATGATGGTACAATCGAACTAACCGCACCAGTAATGATACCTGGAGCAAAGGATTGTGACTATGACAATGGAGAACCGCCATTAACCGCAAGTCAAATCCAAGCATTCAAAACATCATATGACAAGTATGCATTTGTAGACCACGAACATAAACTAACCAAACCAAAACCAAATGACTACTCATTCATTGATGCTAATTTTAACGGTAAGAAAATCGGTGAACCATCTGACTCAATTATTTTAGATCATGATACTACTTTTACTCTCTATGACGGTACAGAGAAAATGTACCCTGCTGGTACATGGCTGTTAACCACTCACATTACCGATGACGAAGCTATTTCCGAGGCAATGAAAGGATACTACACTGGATATTCTCCATCAATTCTACCAAGGAAGTCTGCTGACAAATACTTGGAAGCATTGAAAACCAAAGGAGAATGCAGTTGTAAAAACATCAACAGCATGGGCAACAGCCTAATACGTGATGTGCCGGACCCAGTAGTATTAAGTGTAAGCCTTACACGACAACCGTGCTTACACGAATCGAAATTCTGTGAAGTGAATAATATGGAAGAAGAAGTTTCTTTAAAATCCAAAATCCTTACTGCAATGGGAATGACCGAAGAAGCAGAAGTTATCGCATTGAAATCCGAAGTCACCGAATTAAAAAGTGAAATCGAATCAATGAAAACCGACTTTGCTGAAGCATTAAAATCCATGCAAGAGGAATTCAAACAAACTTTAACTGAAGCCTTGAAACCAGTAGAAGAAGAGGTTGTCGCAGAAAAAGGCGAAACCCCTGAAGAAGCTACTGAAGAAGCCGAAGATGTTGAAGTTGAAGAAGAAGTCGAAGAAGAAGCAGCTGCTGAAAAATCAGAAGAAATCGTGGAACATGGCGAGTCCAAAGCTGAACCGGTACATGATAACATTGAAGCGGCCAAATCCAAACCAGTTAATATTTATAAATTCTTGGGTAGAAACCCTGACGGAACCCGCAGGAAATAAACCCATTATAATTCCAAACCAAAAGAGAACGTGATATTTATGGCAAATGAACATATTTTATCCCAATTAGTAAATGAGAACGAGAAAGAGGTCTTTAAGACCATGAGAAGTGATATGAACACTGCAAAAGCATTGCTTAATGAAGAGCAATTCAACCAGTTCATTCACGCAGCAACTATCAACCAAACAATCTTAAATGATGCTTCATTCCGTAGAATGAACAGCATGTCACAAGTAGTAAGCTCCACCAAAATCACCGGCCGTGTCTTACAAAACGGTTACAAATCAACTAATGTAACCCAAGACAGTTTAACTGAAGCTGATGTTGACTTTGGTAAAGCAGAACTTGTTGCTACCAAATTAAAAGCAAAAACATCTATTCTTGATGATGATAAGGAAGACAACATTGAAAGAGAACAATTCGAACAAACATTATTATCTATGATGGGTGAAGCTGTTGGTATTGATTTAGAAGCTGTTGCTGTATTCGGTGACACATCATATACCAGTGGTAGTCCTGCTGCTGCAGACCCATTATTCAGCTGCATCGACGGATGGTTAAAATCTGGTACTGTAATCAAATCAGACCTCGCAAATGACAGCACTGATGATAATGATGGTGACTTTGACTTACAAACTCAAGGTGTCACTGGCATGTTTGATAAAATGTTATACACCATGCCTGCTGCTTACAGACAAGCAAACCTTATGAAAGACCTTGTATTCTATGTTCCATTCGAAGTACAAGAAGGATACCGTAATTACTTGATGGACAGAGAAACCGGTCTTGGTGACTCATCTATTTTGAATGCTGACCAACTCCGTTACAAAGGCATTCCAGTTAAATACGCACCAGTCCTTGATGCAACTGATGGTAGAACTGTTCACGGTAATGTTCCATCTATGCTTACTGTTCCTGAGTTCCTCTGGTACGGTGTTTACAAAGACATTTCTGTTGAGCCTAAACGTATTGTCGAAGCTGAAAACACTGAATATTACTACCGTATCAGATGTGACGCTACAACCCAATTCGCAGACTCTGTTATTGTTGCTGACATAACCGGTGCTGAAGCAACCAGTTTATTATAGGGTGATGGCTTATGTCAATGAGCCTTAAGAAAAAGGTAAGGGAGTTGACTGGGGATGATATTTCCCAGTCTGCTAAAATCGCAGCATTAGAATCTGCTGTTGGTAGTAAAGACACTGATGCCGGAAGTCTTAAGAAAAGGTGTAAAGACATTGAAACTGATGTCAGTGCATTAGAAACTGCTATCGGTGACGATGATACACCGGCTTCCATCAAAGGTAGATTGTATGCCCTTGAGCATCCCCCTGCTGGTGATTCATAATGGCAGAAAAGAAGAAAACTACAAAGAAAACTGCTAAAAAAACCAAAGAATTACTACCTTTTGATGAACTACCAATCAGCATTAAAAGAAACAGAAGAGCTTTATACGAATATATTAGAACCGGTGAACTACCGGAAACAAAATAAATTAATGTGATACGATGTGGATTAGTGTAGAAGAAATAAAAGCCTTTCACGGCTTGAAACCACAACACCTAAACCTACCCAAAGATGACACAGCAGGTTTAGACAATATAGTTAGTGACTGGATAAAACAAGCCCAAGACTTGATAAACACCTACACTAACCGAAACTACACCGACGCTAATGTCAGACCAGCCGTGAAAAACATTTGTTTAAGGTTAACAGCGAATATGATTAACCTTGCAATACAAAACCGAGACAGTCCGATTATTAAGGTGAATGATTGGACAGTACAAACTGTTCCCAATACTATTTTCACTGATGAGTTGAAGGATGATCTAAAACCTTTCATCAAGGATGCGAGTAGTGAGCCGAATAGTATTGGTGTGTTGGCGATTACTGGTGAGGAAAGATTATGGTAACTGTCACTGTTGACTTGGGAAACCTTGGTAATCTCGGTAATCTCTCAAAAGAGATGATTAAGAATGGGTTGAATTTAACTAGTCAGGATTTGATTAATAACCTGATGCAAAATTCACCTGTTGACCATGGACTATTAAAACAATGGGCAATCACCAGCCAATCAGATACCGAAGTGCAAATCCAATCCCCAGCGGAATATGCAGTATACCAAAACTACGGCACATCCGCTCATTGGATAGAACCAGCCAATAAGAAAGCATTACACTGGGATGGAAACTTCAGTAAAGGACATATGGTGTCAGGCATTACTGGTAAACATTTTGTTGAGGATAGTATCGAGCAAACAATGCCACGAATACAAGAATTCTTCACCATAAACGGAGGATAATAATGACTGTTAATATCTTAACTGGATTTGAAAAAATCAACACAATAATCAATAACTGCATCACCTCTGAAATGGTGAAAAACGGCATACTATCAGATGTGGAAACATTCATAAACACATACTACAATGAAGGGCAGGTTGAAGAGCCTGTAATATGGATTACTCAACATCCAACCACAGTGGAAAAGAACCCTGATATCTCAAAGACTGCTTTATTAAAAACACCTTTCGAGTTTGACTGTGGAGTATATGAAGTGGAACTTGAAGATGCAAACACATCCTCACAGAACCTATGTAATCGTGTTATCCTATCTATATTAAAGAACTGGCAAACCATACAACACCAAGAATTAGCGGGTAAACGGATGATACGCAATATCGAACTCGACCGATACAGCCCAATGGGATACGTCACAGTCACCGGTAAATCAGACAAAGTACCCGTAACCGGTGTAGTGTTAAACGTATATCACATGATAAACTGGCAACAATGTTGCCGTGAAATAATGAATGGAGGATGATTAAACTTGACAGATAGAGGATTCGGTTTAGAACCGGAGGATACATATGGAGATACTACTGTCAGTAAATCCAGCTTCGACCCACAATTCTGGAACAATGCAGAATCAATTGACTTCAAACTAAACGATGACCCTGTAGTGAAATCCGGTGCTTCAAGGATGAATAAGAAAGCACGTGCCGGCATCATGAAACCAACCGGCAGTACCAGTGCAGAAGCAGACTTGCAACAATTAGTCTACTACTTCTTCGGAGCATTAGACAATTACAAATGTACTACTGGTGCAAGTCCATCAACAGGACATACTCAAACATACATTCATGAGTTTTATGGTGGTGAGGGTAAAGAACTACCATCATTCCGCGCTATCGCAGTATTCGACATGATCAAGAAATACATTTATGGTTTGACCTGTGATGGAATGAGCCTTGAAGTCAGTAATGACAGTATGACTGTTGGTGCAGATTGGATTTACAAAACAGAAAAAGCAGGCATAATCGGTAAAAACAGTGAAACCTTCACTCGTCCAGATAAGTTAACTGCTGAAGATATCTTTGTAATGTTCTACGATATCACCTTAAAACTCAATGGTTATGATATCGGTAATAAGACTAATGGTTTCGGTGGAATAGCCACTAACCTAAAATGGGAGTTAAAGAACAACCATAATGTCGATGGCACTATCGGTTTTGGTTCACGTTACCCACAAAGAAGAGCACAGGCCGGTAAACGTGAAAATACTTTGAGTATTACTACTACTTTGACCGAAGACACCGCACAATCAATACTTAATGCTGAGTATGGTGAGGTTGGAGCATTAGAACCAACAGGTTGTAAACTGTTGCAGATTCCATTAGAGATTAACATTGCTCACTGTGAAGACAGTGACCTTGCTTGTAAAATCTTATTCCCTAAATGTACCGTGAAAGTTGAGTATGATTTAAGTGGTGTTGATGAAATCGAAGCCACATTAACCCTTGACACTCTCGGCACAGGACAAGCAACATTAAACAACAACAATACTGTTGCAACCGATGTATACGTAAAATTAACCAATTATGTAGAAAGTTTAACTGAATAAAATTATTTTTAGACCCTTCTAAATATAGCCCCATAATGTATCCCTTAGATGGATATGGTACATTATGGGGCTTTTTTTTATTAAAAAAATTGAATGTGATTACCAATGACAAATAATTTAGAAACATTACGAAAACTAAGTCTTGGCAAAGAAGACAAGACACTAGTAAAAATAAACTTTGAAAACAACCCCTATGAATTCGAAATAAGACCACTAACCGACGGCGAACTCACACAACTCCAATCTATTGAGAAAAAACCATTAATCGTAAAAGTCGGAATGCAAAACGGTAAAAGAACCAGTGTACAATCCAACATCAACGATGTAGACATCAACACCGGTGAATTCACCGAAGCACAAAACGAAGCAATGTACAATGCAATTGCTTGGAGTTTAGATGTAGATGTGGAAAACATCAAAAGTTTACCTGCTGGTTTGCCTGGTGTCTTGTTCGACCAAGTGATCAAGATTTCAAAGTTAAGTGATGATGATTTGACTGTTATTAAATCCTTTCGTAAAAACTGATGAGTCTCGTATTTTATGGGAGACTCATAAGTACACTCCATTAGTACCGTTGATGGAGGATTGTACTTTATTTCAGAAATGCTGGTTAATGACAATGGCTGGTAAAGACTTAGGTTATAAGGATACGATTGATTTCCGTTTAACTGGTATTGCGAAAGGAGTAGGAATAGAATTCAAATAGGTAGGTGATATTTTTGAGCGAATTATTAGACATCATAATCTCTGCTGTTGACGAAGCCAGTAGCGTTTTTGAATCAATCACCAGTAGCGCACAAGATATGTCTAGTAGCATCACCGGCACAGTTAACGAAACCGAAACGGCATTCCAAGAAGCCAACGCCGAAGTAGAACGATTAACCGAAGAGTTAGCAGGAATCTACATGGGCGATATTGAAGGAGATGCCGAAGCCGTTGAAGAGCAATTATCCGAAGCCGAAGCGGAAGCTGAAAGGTTGGCTGCGGCTTTGGATGAGGCTAATGGTAGTGGGTTGAATGATGCTGCTAGTGATGCGGATAATCTTGAGCAGGAGGTTCTTGAGGCGGATGATGCTATTAATAGTATGAATAATGACCTTGGCATCATTAATTCAAGTATGTTGTTGCAACTTGGTGAGCAGGTTGGTCAGATTGGTGATTCTGCTGAGGGTATGGCTCAGGAGATGAATACTGCTGCGATTAGTGTAGGTCAACTAGCAACACAAACGGGTATTGCAGAGCCACAAATGGTTAGTCTGATTAATACTATCAGTAATGCCACATTCCCTAACGATGAAGCGATGATGTATGTTAAAGCATTAGACCAAGCCGGAGTAGCAAGTGAAAACCTAGGAGCATCCGCCACCAACATAGACAGAGTTAATGATGCATTCCATTTAGGAGCGCAAAAAACCAGTAGTCTAGTAATGGAGTTAGGTGTATTAGGTGTTGATTTAAACAATGTTGAAAGTTCTTTCAATGCTCTTGCATATGCTAATGCTAATACTCTTGGTGGAATGGACAACTATTATAATTTCCTCCGTAAATATGATGCACAATTCAAAGAACTTGGATTTAATGTAGACCAAGCTTCTGTTATAATCGCCGGAGCAACACAAAAATTCGGTAGCGGAAAAGCCGCATTAACCGGTTTAAATGATGCTTTAAAAGAGTCCAATGGTGACACACGAAAACTCGAAGAAGCATTAGGTTTACAAGCCGGAGCATTAGACAATGCATCAAAAATAACTGGAGAATATGCCGGTCAATTAGAAGACCTAGCCGGTGAAGAAGCCGAACACAAAACACTACTAGACCAAATAGGAGCAGCATGGGAAGACCTAAGCCTAAGCATAAGCCCAGTCCTCGCACCATTAACCTCCGCAATAGGCTTAATCGGACAAATAGGCAGTTTCGGAATATCCATCATGGGACTAAAAGAACTCGGAACAACCATAAAAGGACTAGGCGGAGCATTAGGACTAGTAACACCAGCCGCCGAAGGTGCAGCAGTAGCAATGGAAGGTGGTGCAGTTGCTGCAGAAGGAGCGGCTGTTGCCGCTGAAGGTGGAGCAGTCGCTGCTGGTGGTCTTGCCGCAAGTATTGGTGCTGTTGCCGCTCCAGTATTGGCGGTTGTTGCAGCCATTGCTGTATTGGTTGTTGCTATTTATGAAATCGGTAAAGCTTTCGGTTGGTGGCATGATGTTGGTAGTATGTTAGAAGCCATAGGTGATGGTTTGAGGAGATTATGGGATGCTTTCATTAACCATCCTGATGTACAAGCAGCAATAAGCACGATAAGCAATGCCCTACAGACATTATGGGGATGGATTGTACAAGCAGGTCAAGCAGTATTAGACTTCTTCGGAATCAACAGTGCAGGAAACTTCGATATCGTAAGAGCATTAATCGATGGAATAGGTCAAGCATGGGAGAATATAAAAGAACCTATCGTTGCAGTTATAGGTGTTATACAATGGTTAATCACCGGTTTCCAAAACCTCATTAGTTTCATACAAGGAGTAGGCGGTGAAATGAGTAATGTATGGGGCGAAATTGTTAGTATTGTTTCTCCATATATCCTTCAGATTGTCACTTTTGTTATGAGTTTGATTGGTGTATTCGACCAGTTCAGGTCTGGTCAGATAGATCTACCAACATTCATAAGGATGGTGCTAAGTCAGTTATGGACTGCCTATGTATCCGTTACAAGTAACATCAGTCAGTTGATATTAACATGGGCGGGTCAATTATTGTCTTATGCAATTCAAGCCGGTATGAATTTCTTAAATGGTATTGGAGTGCACCTTAGTCAATTGGCAAGTAAAGTTTATAACTACTTAAATAATACTAGGTTAAGAATTATGGCTCAGTTAAATGCGTGGGTGTTACTTGCTAAAACAAAAGCAACACAATTTGTAAGCGGTATTGTGAATTATGTTAAGCAGTTGCCTGGTAGAATATATAGTGCTTTGATTAGTGTTGTTTCCCGTATTAGTTCTGCAATTAGTCACTGGGCCAGTACCGCTTCTAGTAAAGTGAGTACAGTTATTAGCAATATCACATCACCGTTTAGTAATGTAGTGTCTACCATTTCCAATGCTTTATCTGGTGTGGTTAATGCTATTAAGAAGCCGTTTGAAGATGCTTGGAATCAAGTTAAACCGTATGTTGATAAGTTAAAATCTGTGGCTGATTTGATTCCTAGTTTCGGTGGTGACAATCCTATGGGAGGAGACAATCCTATGGGGGGTGATGTTGCACCATCTCAGAATATTATCCAGGATAACAGTCCCGTAGAAGTGGAGCATAAACTTGACATCACATTGGATTTAAAGAATGTTCCATCACATATTGACAAGAATACTTTGATTGAAGCGTTAACCAGTCGAAATGTATTAAGAGCTTTAACTGAGAGTAATGATTTTCAGTTGTTGGATGGTAAAGCGAAAGAGAAGTTGAATTTAAGAATTAATCGAGCAAACGGAGTATAATATTTATGGATAGATTAATTTTAGTACCAGAGAACGTGAGGTGTTTGGGGAATATTGTTTCCCCAACTACTGCTTCGGATTTTATGGTTGATAGTGGTATGGTTTCAACGAGCAGTGACACTATTGATGGTAATCATTTGCCTGTGTATAGTTTAACTAAAAAAACACATACCTACCTAGTATTTCTTAGTGATGATTGGGTTACTCCGGTTGATGGTGAGTTCTCTGTTAGTGTTGCTTTGAGAGCCGGCACATCACCGGTTATCGGACAATCCACGATTAAGTGTATTGTTAATGAGGGTACGGTGTTGACTAGTGTCACCGGTGACCAAGCCGTAGCTTCATTCACTATCACGGCGGAGGAGAATGTTTGTGTTTACCATTTACGGTTTATTTACGAATCAAGTAATCAAGGCTGTTTCCTAGATTATACCGTATTCACTGGTGACGCTGAATTTGATGATTTGACCTTGCAATTGAACGAGGACATCACCCAAAGTGGCGATTCTGTGAAATTCCTCGCATCGTTGACTGGTGTTGATTGTAACGGAGAAATTGTTAGTGTTCCGAATCATACCGTATACTTCTTTGAGGAATGGTACAGGAATGTCCGTTTATACGGTCCAACCAATAAAGCGATTATTAATAATGAAACCGTTAGTGTCACAGGTCAATTGATTGATAACAGTGACGGCAGTACCATCAGAGAATCCGGTGACACTATCTATTTCTATAATGATTTCGGTGACCATTTCCTTGATGAGTGTGTTGGAGCAGACATTAACAGTTATTATGCGACTGTTAGTGGCAGTAGCAGTACACATACACCAACGTATACCTTGTATGATGGGTCTGGTGTTATTGATGTAAGAACTGGTGATAAACTACAACTTGGTTTAACCGGTGATTTCACCGTGAAAATCCAGATACGATTAACAACCAACGCAAACGTCTTCTACATCGGTTGTTACGGAGACAGCATACTCCAAGACACCACAAACCAACATTACAAATGCTGTGTAACCAGCAAATCCGGCGGAGATATACAAGCATTCTCAAATATTGACAATGTCAGTTATAATGCATGGAATGAAATCGAATTCAGCATTGTTGACGGTGTTGGAACTACTAAACTGAACGGCACCACCATCAGTACCGGTACTGGTTTTGACTTGGATGGTATGAAATATTTAGAATTCAAAAGCATGGATAAAACATGTTATATTAGAAAAATTGAGGTGATTGAATAATGGATTTAATGTTCAAAGTGAATAATCAAAGTTTGACATTAATGGACCGTAGGAAAACAGTTAATCACAGTCAGGAATACCTTTACTGTACATTTCCTTATTTGAGTGATGATTGGAATGGTTTGACCTTGTTTGCATTATTCACTGTTGGGACTAAAAAGTACCGTGTTGCGGTAATTAACAATAAAGCATTAGTACCGAATGCGGTTTTGAAAGGAGACCGATTTACAGTAATGCTATATGGTATTAGTGGTGAAACAGTAAGAGTTACCACCAACCAAGAATTAGTGTACCTTGAGGATAGTGGGTATACTCCTGATGTTGAGGATGATTTACCTGATGATGATCCGGAGATTGTTGAGCAGATTTATGAGGCGATTGATACTGCCAAGAGTGATGCGGAAGCTTATGCTGATACTGGTTTGGCATTGAAAGTCAATATTGCGGATGTTGTTGATAATTTAACCACAGATGATGCTTCCAAAGTATTATCTGCTAAACAAGGTAAATCATTGAAGACTCTTGTTGATGGTAAAGCTAATAGTACACATACTCATACTAAATCAGAAATCACAGACTTTGCTCATAATCATGATGACAGGTATTATACTGAGTCTGAGATGGATACTAAGTTGAATGGTAAGTCAAATACTGGGCATACTCATACCGAATCAGAGATTACTGATTTGAAATCATATGTTCTGACAAGCAATATTGTTGATAACTTAACAACCAATAATTCATCAAAAGTATTGTCTGCCAAACAAGGAAAAACCTTAAAAGACACTGCAGATGCTCTCGCAGGAACAGTAACCAGCATAAGCAATAGTGTATCCAGTATCAATGTTATTAAACAAAGTACAGCAGATACAGGTTACTTTGCAACTTATTACATACAAAAGGACGGTAATCAATTAGGAGCGAAAATCAACATACCAAAAGACTTCTTATTGAAATCTGCAAGTCTCTTGCAATGTACTGTTGACGGCGAACCATTGGAAGATTTGCATGTTGGTGACTGGTATTTCGACTGGGTATTGAACACCACAGATGGTACAGGTACAGACTCTCATTTATATTTGAATGCTAATGTCTTGACAGATGTTTACGAAGCAGACGAAGTAACAATCATCATCCAAGAGGGGGTAATCAGTGTAAAACCCGATGTATTCGCAGACAAAACACATACCCATACCCGTGATGAGATAACTGATTTTGTCCATAACCACGATGAAAGATACTACACCGAGTATGAAGTTCGTGAGTTACTTGAACAAACCAAACATGAATTATTAAACCGATTAAGCATCAACACAGACAATCTCGTAATAGAAAATGGAGAAACAAGCACCATATCAGCAAACTTACTTGAAAATGGTGTGCCTGCAAGTGGCAAGACCGTATACTTCTATGAAGAATACAACCCAGGACTCACGATTGCATCAGACAGGAACATTATCGAAACAAGTGAACCTGTAAATGTAATCGCAAAGGTAACTGGAAACGATGGACGCCTTGTCAAAGGCGAAACTGTATACTTCTTTGAAGAAACAGAAGATGATGAAAACGATAATGAGGAGGAATAAAAGTATGGCATATAGATATTTAGGAAGTGGAACAACAGACAGCAACGGAAGAGCAACCTTAACCTATACTGGTGTAGGTGCTGGTGAAGTGGATATTGTAGCTTCATTGGACAATCCAATCACCAGCGATAGTTTAAAATCAAATGTTATACCTGTAATGGATGGTAACTTCGCAGACGTAGGATTATTAGGTAATTGTAATGATACTGGATGGTCTTACAGTACCACTAATTTATCACGTGTTCGTGGTACTAATGGTACTACACTCACTAATAATAGTGGAGCTTCAAGACCGTATGCAGTGAACAAACCGGAAACCACCGCTGACTTATATGACTGGTTCGGCAGTTACATAGTAGAATTTGATATAGTGGAACATACTGGTAACACTGTCAGATTGTATTTTGTTGATAAGAATGGTGCATCAGTTTATTTCAGCCTTGTTGGTATAAGTGCAATCAATAACAACCACGTTAAAGTTGTTAATACCGGTAATATGTTCACTGTTTATGTGGACGGGGTAGCACAAACACCAGTCAGTCATAACCTTGGTAGACATCAAATCACATTCAGTCTTGCAACAGGATCAGGTTTCACATATAAGAATTTCGTAATCTATGGAATGGTTACTGATTACATTACTGTTGATGGTACTGATACTATTATTGAAAGTGGGGATGATGTGACTTTGACTGCTACATTGTACTTGGATAGTGTTCCTGGTACTACTGAGGCTTTGAAGTTCTATGATGGTACTACCTTATTGGATACTGTGACAGCGGAGGATGGTGTTGCTGAGTATACTTATACTGGTACTGGTGCTGGTTTGAAGGAGTTCCATGTGGAGTATGGTAGTATTCAGTCAGAAACATACACTATTTTTGATGTGTTGAAAGAGTATACCTTAACAAGTGATTTCTATACAATCAGTAGTGGTTCTATTTCTGTTAGTAATGGAGTATTTAGTGTAACTGGTAGTAATATGCCCTTGAATCCATCAACAAGTACAAGGTATTGGACTACTGCACGAACCTTTGAGTTTGATGTGGATACTCCATCTACTTTGGCTGTTCAGGTGGGTGAATCCAGTAATGTGTTCAGTCAAAGATTATCCACATTGGGTGCAAGTGCGGGTAGCCATGTGAAAATCGTGTATGATGGCACTACTATTACACCAGTTGTTGATGGTGTTGAAAAGACTGATTATAAGGTTAGTTTCACTCATACAACACAATACTACTTCAATCTGTACAATGAAGGTAGTTTCAAGAACTTTGTAGTATATTAGATTTAAACATAATATATTTTGAAGTTTCGGAAACTGCAAGTTCCATCAGTTCCAAGATTACTGCAATCTAAACGGAACTGTACAGCTGTGGCATTTGCATCTGTATCTGCTTGTACACTAACTGTTCCATTGGTGGTGTAACTGGAATTCACATTACTCCAACTGCCACTGACTTGTTGGTATATTTGCACTCTTACATTTGCTGTTGCTTCGAGAATATCGCATTCAAACTTCAAAGACTTGCCAACAAGACTGCTTAACGATAATACACTGGTTAATAAGTTAATATGGCATTGTCCATTCGCACTTCTTGTAATCACAAATTTATCATTACTGAATGATAATGTACAGTTGTTTGCATAGTAACTTGTTGAAGTATCTGATGATACAGTATCATTGTACAAAGCATCAATTAAAACGAATGTTTCTGACTGAAACATACACTAAAAAATATTTTATTCTATTTTTTTCTTTTCTTTTCTTAAATAACACAAAAAATTATAGAGAGGTGAAAACACATTGGCCACAAAAACAAAATATCCTCAAACCGCCAGTCAAACCAGTGGCGGTAAATATGCTAGTTTTAATGATTTAGGGAATATTAAAGCGAGTAATAATTATGCTCAGACCAGTTTGATTAAGAGTAAAAAGAAATCACCGAACAGACCATCCACAATTACTGTTAAGAAGTTTAAACTTGGTTTACCGACCGGTGCATTGGCAACCAAAGTACAAGTCAAATACAAACACAATAAAGTATCGTATAATGGTAAGGTCTGTAATATTCCTGCTCCAACCATTGGATTATACAATGGCAGTACCAAACTAACCAGTAAAAAGGGTCAGGCACCGACCACCACACCAAAAGCACAATCCGTCACATTCACTAAAAACATCAACTACAATGTAATAAACAGTGATGATTTCAGCGTAAAAATCGATTATCCGACAAATACCAATACTAACAGTGGTTATGTCCGAGTCTATTATGTGCAAATCGTGGTTACTTATAAGACTGCCAATTATAGTTTAACTGCAAGTATTAGTGATTGTTATAATGGTGAACCTGCTTTATTAGAGATTGGTTCCATTAATAATAATTTGGTGAAGTCGGCTCCGACGGTAACGATAACCTGTGACAGTGGATTGTCTTTTCCATTAAGTCTACCGAACAGATGTACAAGGGTTAATGCCCGTACTATTACTTGGGTGCCTGGTGAATCCGAAGATGTAGACACATTATTCATTGAACTGGAAACAAGTGTAGCATTCCCAACTGGTGCTGAAACAATAGATTTAGGGGTGCAGGTATCCGAGAATTTAAGTAATCATACGAAGTCTTGTACTTGTACCGTTACAAAAACAATACCATTAACACCGGAAGAGGAACCGGAAACACCAGCAACACCAGAGTATGAAGACGATACAATCGAACCAACCTCCGAGATTGTTACAATCACGGTGAACAAAAGTTTTGATTATACTTTCATTATTGATGATGAAACTTGGGATAATATTATACAAATCAATTATGATTGGGGTGTATCCAAAGGGTTCTGGTCAGACCCATTAGAAGAAATTATAGACGATATTATATCTTACTCCCGTATTCAGTTTTACGGGGATATGTCTAATTTGGTATATTTATCAAAAAATCAGTATATTTCTAGCAAAACACAAGGCGGCACATGGAGTTCTAATGGAAGATGGGTTTCTTTAAGTGATGTATTAAGTAATGACAAGTCAGTTACTTTAAGCTTAAAAGGCACATCTGTAGGATATGATGAAATCCATATTGCTGCAAGTATCAACTACAATGCTCAAGGTAGGTATACTCCTTTAGAGAATGTTTGGAAGTTTGATATTAAACCGGCAACCATATCCCCGCCCAGTTGCACCCTCCTACCATTAAGTATGGAGGAGCAAAACAGACTAGGAGACGGTTACACCTACACCGTACAATCCTACATCAAAGAAAACACCAGTGAAGAATATGCAAGAGACTGGGACAAAAACCACCGTATAGGCGTTTTCAATAATCCAATTGGTGACATCGAATACATCACAGTAGACGATGAAGTAATCGAACTTGACCCAACACCAATAAACCCAACACCAACACAAATAATCGAAAACGCCCAGTATTGGAGTAATGCACTAACCACTCCAAATACATATGAGAATGTTGAATGTGAATTCCAATACAATGAGAAATATCCAGTATATATTCTCATAACTGGTGACATTCCAGAAAGCGAAGTAACAACCAGTACAAGCTTCACCGAACCCTGCATAATCGAATCCGAATACTACAACCAACAAGAAACCAACGGAACATACCCCGCACCAATCAAAAAACTCATCGGAAACGATGGAGACACAGCAGAAATACAACTCCCCGAAGGAGACAAAAGCGGAACCATCGTAATATATGACTGGCCATTGGAGAATGACTTCGGTACAAATGATGAAATGGCAATCCGTGGATTAAGCTTTAATGGTGTATTCGAACAAAACACCGATGACCTAATACTCTCAGCAACATTACTCAATGACAAAAACGAAAGCAGACAAAGAAGTATTGTACTTGATGAGAATTTAAGTGAAGAAAACAGTTTCAGCATCGGACAAGTAGGAGACCTATGGGGATACCAACCAACAGACATAACCAACCTAGAAGACTGGGAAACACACCACATAATCAACAACAGCCTAAACGATTACACCGGCATTGCTAATTATGGAGACCTCAATGTAACTGCTTATATTGAAACCATTGAACCACAAAGCATAACCTGCCTAATCGATGGAGAAAACCTAGCCTATTACGGTGTATTCATCCGAGACGTGAAAATCCCAGAAGGATTGAAAACCGATACTGATTACATTACAGTTGACGGTACTGACATTAATGATCCATACCGCCAGAATATTCGTAGTAAGACAATTGAGATTGAATTTGATATTGGAGATAACTGTGACTTGGAAGGAGCAACATTAAGTCTCCGTGAACTTGCCAAACTATTAACAAATCAGAGAGACCAATACAATCGTCCAATCCCTAAAACAATTGAGTTTAGTCACTATCCGGATGTATACTGGGAGTATATCCTTGAGGAACCTTTGGATAATGATGTAGAAATCTCATCATATACTGTGAAAGCGAAACTAACAGTACCCGCAGGAACCAGTTATGATAAGGAAACCACATCAACTAATACTACCGGTTATGTCAGTGGTTTGGCTGCAATCCGCCCAGTAATCCAAGTATCACCAATCGACAGCATACTCACTATTACTGAATCAATCAGTGAGCAAGAGTTTAATATGGGTTATAGTGGGGAATGGGTTGGTAAAATTGTTGAGATTGATTGTGATGACCGTATTGTATGGTTGAAAGAGAATGAAGAGGACACCGAACCGGAAAACATCAGCAAATATGTTGACATCAACAGTGACTTCTTTGTACTGTTCGGAGAGTATGAATTCCTAGCCAACGGTGGAATTATCCGTACAATTGACTATGCAGAGAGATGGTAAACTATGACACTAACAATAGTTGTTTTTAACCAACAGGAGGAGTTTTTACAATTCCTTGACCCCGAGTTATGTAGCATTACCGAGACCTGCACAGCCAATGCTCTCCGAACAGTTGAATTCGAGTACAAATTCCAAGACATGAAAGAAGACAAAAACCTATTCAAACTTGGAAACAAGATATGGATTCAAGGTGACAACAACCTAACTGACTGTTTATATCTGATTAACACCAGTGTAAGGGAGGACATCTTCAAAGAAAACAGTTTCACCTTTGAAGCTGAAGAGGTTCTAGTGGAATTGACATATGCTCCTTTACATTCTCATACGGATATTACTGCTGCAAATGGATTCCACCTAATCACTGAAAACGGGCAACAGATGGTAAGAATAGATTACAACAGTTTGAATTTCTGGTTTGGTGATTTTTTCAACATTGGAGTAGTTCAAGATTGCACCAGTACCGCTGCACAATACATTAGTGTCACAGGTACAATAACACCAATGGCTTTACTTCGACAGATTGAAGAGGAAACCGGTAACGTATTCATAACAAGGTATGAGAAAGATGTCTTAAACAATACCATTCACAGGTATTTAGACTTCTTAAACCCAATCAATGTCAGTAAGAACTGGACATTAAACCTAGAATACAGATTCCTCAACACTGCCATTGTACCGGTAATCTATGATGAAAACGGCAACCTAGTCAGCGATGCAACCCCGTTAGACGATAAACCGTACAGTGACAGTATGCCTGAAGAGAGTCTAGAAGAGAAAGTCGCAGACGCAACCCATGACGGTGAAGAAGACTACACTTATACCGAAACTGAGTACAGTGAAACATGGGATATTGAGGAACAAACTGTTGAAGATGAGGAACTGGAAAAAGACTACACACCAGCGACTAATCTTAATCCAACAAATGTGGTAATGAGGATAACCCACAATGGCAAACTACTCAACACTGATGGAGGAACCTACCATCCGGATACTGAGGAAACACCATTACTATGGACAGCATCGGACATCGGATTTGAAGACAATACTCAAACCGCTGTAATCAGTCTAGTAAACAACAAAAACAAACTGGGAATCGCAGTAAACACTAAATCATTCGTAATCGCACCATCCAACACTACCGATATTGACAATGGATATGTAGATGCCATAAAAAATGATACATTGAATCCAGTATACATTGAAGCAGGTGACGAACCCGCAACAATCGCAATACCAGATGACTCATGGTTCGAATTTTATGACACAGTTGCAGGTAGATCTATATTTCATACTTGCCTGAACACTGAGATTGGAACGGTGCATAGTGAAGTATTAGATTTAGGTTTCAACCTAGAAAATGTGATACATGATATAGACGAAACCGACACTTACAGTAGTGTTAGTCCGGTGCTTGAATTAAATGATACTGGTGATTCAAGTAATGGTATGACAAGAACCAACCTAGGTAATTTAATTGACCGTTGGAAAGATTTAAACATAACCAAAGGCACCAAGATTCCAATGATAGTACAACGCATAAACGTTAAAGCATCATCATTGGAAAATGCAAAAAGAAGCCTTGGAAACTACACTAACAACAGTGGTGCCAATCAATCCAGCAGTTACAGTAACTGGTGGATAAGACCATACAAACCACAAGACCAAATCGACAGTAACACTCCCGCTAATAGTACATGGGAATTCCTCCGTGGAACAAGTTACTGGAAAGCACCATACAACAAAACCAAAGGACATCTATTCATCGAAACCGACAAAGACTACTTGACTGAGTACACTACCATTCACCGCAGAAGCGACCGCCGAAGCGATAAAGGAATGGTAACCTCACCCAAAAATGGTACAACAACATCAACAGATGAGGACATATTCCAAATCTACAACCAAGTAGCATTATACCTCAAAGAACACGAGGAACCGGATATTGACTTGGAAATCGATGTAGCCAACCTAAGAGGCGGAACCTACAACCAATATCAGATATGGGACAAAGTCTACATCAAAATACCAGACACCAGTGAGTTAATCACAGCACGGGTAATTGAAACCAGTAAAGAAGCTCATGATGTCGCTAAAAATACTATTCGTGTCAGTAACTACCAAACAAAGACTGTGAAAACCATTAGTAAAAATATGGTGATACATGCTGAAAATACTAGTTTCAAATATCCTGCTAGTAAGACCTTGACTGTCCAGTTGGAGAATACTGATTATGATGATGAGGATGAGATGGATATCCAATATCCAGCCAATAAACTACTCAACTTCACATTGTATACTGTGGAGAATGGTAGCACCACATTCAAAAAGAATTATACAAAGGTTACCAACATCACAGGTCAGGCATCAATCAGCATGAAATATGACCCTGGTGACTATAAGATTGAGATTAGTTTCGGTGGTGACGAGGAATTCGCAGAAACAAGCACTACCATTAAAGTCAATGTGTCCGGTACAAAAGAGGTTAAAAAGAAAACCACTACCAAAAAAACCACCACTAGCAGTAAGAAGAAAACCAGTAAATCCAAAACTACCAAAAAGACCACAAAGAAAACCAAGACAGTTAAGACTTACTGGAGCAAGTGTGGTTTAAGTCCGGATAAGAAGAAGATTATCGCGGTGGCTAAACCATCTGCCGGTGATGGAAACTACTCATATAGACTTTGGAAGACTCAGTTTAAGAATTACTGTCCAGAATGCAAACGAAGCGGTTATCTCCGTTTTGATGGGGGTAAAAAAAACAAATGTATTAGCAGTTCCACTTATGGGCATCCATGGAAAGACGGCGTACCCGAACATGAGATTACCTGTATCAAATGTGACAGCGACTACGATGGTGTAACTGGATTGGAAAAAGACTACGGGCATTCAACTAGACTAAAACGATTAACCAAACCAAAGAAAAGCAGTCAATCCGAATTCGGTAAACTGGTTAAAGGCCAACTAGTCTACGGAACCAAAAAGGTTACAGTGAAAACCAAAAAAGTCAAAAACACAAAAACACGAAAGGTAGTCGGAAAAGTATCCAAAAAAGTCAAAAACCAAGCACTAAGCATAGTCGGAAACAAAACCGGATACAGTGCCATGAAAGCCATCGTAAAATGGATGGACAAAAAAATATGGTACAGCCGTTACAGTAACTTCGTAAGGTCACCAGACACCGTACTCAAAAAGAAACATGGTAATTGCTGCGACCAAACACGATTGTTTTTACAGTTATGTGATGCAGCAGGATTAACACAATACTACAAACTATACTACTGCCATGTTCCTGGACATGTATACGCTATTGTCCAATCCAAGAAAACCGGTAAGAAAACCTATGTGGATTGTGCCAGTGATTATCACACAGCATGGGCTTACGTATGCCAAGGATACTCTCATGGTAGTCCTACAAGCCGTTACCCTACAAGACCATTCTAAGAGGTGTTTGATGTTGGAACGAGAACGAAATCCACATAAAGGTTGCCCATACCGGGGCACATGTGAAAAAGACGAAACAAAATGTTGTTATCTGGTCAAGGGAGAATGCTACCTTGACCATACCGATTTACGGAGATTAATATAATGTGCATCCAAAACCGCAGATACCGAGAAGTATTAGTTGACATTAAAAAATATGAAACATTGCTTGATGAATCAGGAACAATCAGCGAATGTATGTTGTACTCAGGCAAGTTGGAATGTTTAAGACGGGAGAAAAAGGAAATCCAAGAAAGATACAGGTGAATAATTATGGGGAAATATACTTACAAAGAAATCATAAACAAGGCCAAATACGGCCAAGAGAATGTTAAAAAAGAATACACAATGCATTTGTATATTTGGTGGTGTTACTACTTCGCAAAAGTGATTATTGGTTTAAATCAAGGCAAAAAGGTTGATGTGACTAAAATCAGTATTAAAGACCCTAAAAAGAAAAAGACCACCAAGATTAGTAGACAAATCAAGAAAACTGATTATATTGACATGTGCAACAGGTTAGTGAAATATGTTGAGAAACATAAGCAATTACCGAATAGCGTAGTGTATAAAGTAGGGCATACTGAGTATACTGTTTATCCGAGATTATTAACCGAAATATTAAGCCGTATACTTGTTTATTACAATAAGAACGGAAGTTTACCAGTATATGTGACTGCCAACTACAAAGTATTCACCAAACCAACAGAACCATACGAAGAAGTCTACAACTACTTCATTAAAAAGTTCGGTAAATTCGGTGACACTATCGACGGAGCATTAGAGAAAATCGCTGGTAAAGGATATGGTTATTACTACGATGATGTATACTCCAACAAACAATCCATCGACAGAATGAAAAAAGGCCAAGGAGTAAACTGCACCGACAGTTGCCACGTATTCTACAACATCATGAAAGCCTTAATACATAAAGGCAAGTATAAAAAAGTAGAATGCCTACACGTCCAATGCAGTGGGGGAGACGGTCACGTCAGATTAAGAATAACATTAAAGGACGGAACTAAAATCTATCGTGACCCTGCTGCAGTATTGTCAAGTGGTGATGTAACCTATAACTGGTGTACTAGTGGTTATAGTTTATTGGCGGTTGACCCATCATGGTTTTTAGAAAACCTTTCACGCTGAGGTGATAGTGTATGAGTCCAACAGAACGCAAAGTATTCCTAGAAACAAAATTACGTAATTTACGAAGGAAACATGCTAAACTATCACAGCATCCTGAGTTAGTGGATGAATACCTATCTATCGGTAAAGAAATAAACAGCATTGAAAGTGAATTAAATCTCATGAACTAACCAAACATCATTTGCAATGACATAGAACCCTAAATCATCTATCTTAGTAGTGGCGAACACGAACGATGAGATGTAAAACTAAAACCAATAGAATTTTCCTAGTATAAAATGTAAAGTATGTAAATTTGAATATTATCATTCACACATATGTGTGTCTTATTTTTTTTTTAGGATCCTATCGAGCAAAAAACTTCATGTTTGGTAATTCATTCAATACCCTCATTATGTACCTAGTGTGCATGGTGAGGGTTATTTTTTTTGTACTCTGATATAACACAGTTATATTAATTGCAACATCTACATATAAATAAAATAATATCCAATCCTATAATAGAGAAGCAAGGAAATACAAAGTAGATGTTATTAAATCACACTCGTTTATATAATCTGACTAAATAACATCAAGTATTTGTTACCAAATGCTCTCTCACACAAGATGAAAAAAGATAGATATAGAGATGATATAACATGGAGATTTTAGAAACATTTTTCACTCAACGAAACAGCAGTCCAAGTACACGGACCACTTACACCCGGAGTATACGGTACTATGAAAAGTTGACTGGGCATAGTATTGGTGATTGTTTAAGGTTATGCGAACAAGAAGAAATCAATAACATCAGTTGGCGTAATAGTCAAACACGAAAATGGATACTCGAATACCGTGACTGGTGCTACAACAACTACAATGTATCAACCGCTCAATTATACCTAACCGCAGTAATGACAGTATACCGACACTTCGAATACACCATACCACCACTACCATACTATTCAACAAAGCATAGTAAACGAACACCACCACTAAACTACAATGACCTACCAGACCGAGAACTATTAGCAGAATGTTTACAGATAGGAAGCCCATTAGTAAGGGCCCTAATACTATTCATGAGCAGTAGTGGCATAAGCAGAGTAGATGTAATGAACCTAACCATAGGTGACTACCTGGAAGCCACCAAGGAATACCACCAACACCAAGAGTCAGTGAAGTATGCTATCAAAGACATGCTAGATGAAGATATTATACCAACATTCCACCTATCACGACAGAAGACAGGCCAACCCTATTTTACTTACTGTTCACATGAGGCCTGTAAAAGTCTGAACTCATACTTATTAACACGAACCGAAATACTACGAAAAGACAGCCGACTGTTTAAAGTCAATCCAAGGTATTTTAATATGATATTCGAACGATTGAACGGGTACTTTGGTTTAGGGAAAGTTGGAAATTACAATAGGTTAATCCCTCACAGTCTGCGGAAATATCATGCAAGTCAACTCGCCGAAGCAGGAATGTCAACCGAACACATCAACATACTACAAGGCCGTAAAGTACAAGGAGTAGCCCACCAAAGTTATATCCGTCTCAATCCTGAAACACTAAGAGACGAATACATCGAAGCACTACCATATATTGTAATTGAAGATGTCAATAAGTTCAAAACTGAGAACCAACAATTAAAAGAAGAAAACACTAAATACCGAAAACAACAAGACAAACTCGACGACCTAATGCGACGAATGGAAATACTAGAAAATAGTTAACTTATTTTTTTTGATCAAGAATGTAAACTATTTATTACTTTACAAATGCTCTCTGATAGTGGAACATTTAAAAGTATAAAAAACATAATATTAACTGTAAACACTCCAATGAAAATTGATGGGTCGACGGAGTGGCAGCTCCTCACCACCAATTACATTAGAGGCGTTACTAAAAAAACAAGTTACCAACCAAGGATAAAATGATTTCAAGTAACAATAATAATTATGTATTGAAATGCTATTTAAATGTTTTTACAATAGTCCTAGCCGAAATAGGAAGTATTAAGGTTAGTTAGTGTAAGGTAAACGGTGAATAGTGTTTTAATAAAAAAATAAGAATGTATTACTTGTTTTCATTTACATACTGTTGAATATATGTTGTTAAAATTTCCGTAACTGTAGTGTTATTTTTTAATGCTATTATTTTCAATTCAGTTTTTAATTCCTTGTCTATGTTGATTGTTAGGGTCTCAGTACTCATAATAATTCTCCTACTTGTTTTTTGTTATTAAGATATTTGTATTAACTAGTATAATAATTGTTCGTATACATTAGTACAAGTGTATTAGTATACACTAACATTTATATACTAGTGTAACCAATATAGAACATGAAGACAGTTAAAATGTGTGGCAGCACATTCTAATTTAATCTTCAAGATTTAACCAACCAAGGTGAAATAGATGACAGATAAAACAATCGATTACATTAAAGTGGAAACACAAAGTTTCCAAGACATGTGCCGACAAATCATAGATTTAAAAGCACGATGCAAAGAACTAAGCGAAGAGAACCTATTTTTAAAAAGCGAATTAGCAGACCTAAAATTCACTAGAAACTTCCTAACCAGTGAAGACGCAGGAACACGATTCGCAGAAGAACTATTAGGTGGTGCATAAACAATGCAAGCACCAACCCTCTATTTTTTAAAAGTAACTGAAGTATACAATCCTTCCAAAGGCAACCAACCTGAAGATTGTACATTCTACGAAGTTTGGGAGCAACACCAATGCCAAGAAAAAGGATGCTTCAAAACCGAACCAACACTAGTCGGATTCAAATTCAAACAATCCGAAGTTGAAGCATTAATCGAAGATTGGAGAGTAAACCCACCATTAAACGGTGTACTCGCAGATGTCGAATGGGAACACCTACCAAGCATTCCACTACTTGAAGACATCACCAGTATTGATGCACATGGCGTATACCATAACTTAACTGAACTTGTTTTAGCGATTGCTGAATTGTCCAGTTTAAAAGTATATGAATGTACTAATGAATTAGGAGACTTTGCAGGTTACACATTCGAGGTGGTAGAATGAGTAATGTTCACAAATGCCATGACCACGAACTATATGACATTGATGGGGATTACTACAGTCTCAATGAAATCAGACAATTCATAAGTATGGCTTTAGGAGATGGTGACGAATGAAACCATCTCAAACTATTTTTTGCAAAGACAACGGAACTGTAACCATCAGTTTAAGGGAATACAACAAACTATTAGGTTATAAAGAACTCTGCAAAGAGTTTCAAGCTATCCTAACTGGTGGTGATTCCGAATGAGTTTTGACTACCGTTTCGAACCACCAACAATCTGGGATGATGCAGACCAATACTTCGAATGTCCTTACGATCATCAATGTGATGGCTGCGAATATGACTGTGGTGATGACCTATGAACAGACCAGTAAGACTTGCAAAGGAAGATAATCAAGGTTATTCATTTATGAAATCCTTACAAGGTAGAATCGAAAAGATGGTGTTACGCCATCCAAGATTCTTCCTTGCATTATTCATAACCTTATTAGTCATACTATTTGTAGCAGTAATTTTTGCTATCTGTGGTGCTGGAACAATGGAATCCAGCACACAGTACAATCATTTGGAGGCAATCATTTAACGGTTACACCTTGTAACAAAAATGGGAAAAGGGGAAAATGGTGTGTTTTTATGCATAATTTAATTCCTATCGTTTTCAATATAAAACCCTTTATATTCTATCCAAATCCTCCCCTTTCCCACATTTTCCAAAATTAAAATGAGGTATTAAACTTATGAAATTCATTACAAGCACATTCAACCCCAATAAAATGATATTGGATAACGACTTCGACCTAAGAGTACACACTCTCACCGAAGAAGAATTCCATGCATTATGCTACGATGCATATTCCTGCGTAGGATATGAAGATGTAGCAGTGATGTTGAATGTAGCATACAACAAAGAACCCGTCAAAGCAAGGATAGGAGACACTATCCTACTGGCGGATATGAACAAAGGAACTCTGGAATACAAATGTATTCTAATCACTCCAAGCGAGTATCCTTTGATAAGGGAAGATGAATACCTAATAGATGAAGAGATGATATAATGGCTTTAAAAACAAAAACCGAACCCACCACCAGTAGTAATGGTGGTTTGGTCTTCAAGACCAGAAGTGCAGATGACAAGAAGAAAGTGATGATCTATGGCAATGATGGAACTGGTAAATCCACCTTTGCAGAAACCTACTGTGATAAAAATGGATTAACTCCAGTAGTAATTGACATAGACGATACCAATTACACTAGTTTACCAATTGTGGAATTAGTATACGATGAAAACGATAAAAGGAACTATTTCAACATTAAGGACACTTTTAAGAAAGTATGCCTTGCAGATGACTTTGATACAGTTATCATTGATGGTGTAACCTCATTATTGGAAATGTTGGTTAGTTCCGCAAATGGTATGAAAGCTTACAAAGACAGAGCCGACAGATTCAATGAATTATTATTAATGTTACAATCCAGTAACAAGCATTTAATATTCATTGGACAAGCAGACATGGCTGTTATCTACAATGACGAACACCAATCTAACAAATCAGTTATCAAGGTTAATTCCATCGTGAATGAAAAGTATCATTGTTATTTTGGTGACAAAGGTGAATTCAAAGTCGAAACCGAAAAGTACCGTACTGTAGGTGAAACCGAAAAGGAGTAAAAAACTGTCCCTACTGCGTAGGATTTGAATGTGTAGACTGTAAGTTCTGCACCAAATTCTACCATAACGGACAACGAATAATCAAACGAACACATATCAAGGAGTCAATATAATGGCATTAAAAAGCAAAACAAACGAATTACCAAATGAAGTAAAACAAATCAGCTTCGATGACATAGAATTCGAAGCAGAGTATATAGATGAAGAAGCCGAAAGCAAAAAGTTCTACACCATCAGTGGTAAAGAATCAGAGTACGAACCAACATGGGAAAAGTACGGAATTCAAGACCTAGATGTTGGAGCAGAAATGGAAGGCCGCCCAGAAATCAACATCTTTGAAAACGATGACAAAACCTATAACGCTCTCCGCATAAGAGTAATGGATGATGGAGAAATCCTAGACCTCTATGTTAACTATCCTAAAAAACACTGGCCTTTCGTTCGTGGAATCAACAAAACATTTGACTTCTACAGGAAATGCTTTGACTTCATCTACAGCATACTTCGTCTACAAGGTGAAAAGAATGTTGTTACACCTGAAGGTGAAGAAGTCAACAGATTCGGTAAAATCAACCTTGAATTATTGGCTAAGTATGTTGACCAACATGAAAGGATTGGTGTCAGGATAACTGAAGGTAACGCCGACAGTGAGTATGATAGTTTCATAATCTACAAATTGGAATAGGTCAATGTTGATCTATTCTATTTTTTCAATTCATTGTAACGGAGGTGAAAATAGTTATGGCTCTGAATGTTCCTGAACAAAAGGTTCCTGTGTTTGCTGGTAAACCCTTTGAGATAGGTGTTGAAAAGAAAGGGAAAAATTACATCTACATTCTTTATAATGACACCAGTATTGTTGAAAGGTGGAGTGGAGACAAATCCCCTATATCTCTGAATAAAAACTCAACATTCATTAATGATAGTTGTAAGAAAATCGGAGAAGTCAAAGTTGATTATGATGGTACCGCTCTCACTTTAAGCAAAGACCAAGTCAAAGATAAAGTAATGGGAGCATTAGCATCATTAGATGCTATGTTTGATGCCTATGTTGAAAACAAAGCAAAGAAAGATTTAGAAGACAAAGAAGCACAGGAAATTGAAGATGAACAACAATTAGGCATAAGGTTCGATGAATTCGGAGATTTCCTAATTGAGAACAATCTCACAATAAACCAATTCCTTTTTTATGCTGCCGAATGGTTAGCTGGTGGCGAAACCCATAACATCCTAAAAGGCACATTCTGTCACCTATCCACTTACTTTAAAATCAAACCGATATGGTTCCTACCTCTAGGTAAAGCTGGAGAAGGTAAAAGTGTCATTGACGAAGCAGCTAAAATGATGTTGCCTGAAGATGTCTTTGAAAATGGTAGAGTTACTGAATCCGCATTGCACCGTAAAAGCAGGATATATGGTGCAGATTACTTGGATGGTAAAGTAATGAGAATGAAAGACATGGGCGGTGATAAGGATATGGAAAAATGGGGCGATACTATTGACCGTTATAAAGAATTATCAACCGAAGGTGAAACTGAAATTGAGATGACTGGCGATGGCATCGACCAAGAAACAAGAGAACGCAAAGTTATTTACTTTAAACTAAAAGGGCACTGTAGTTGCTCAATAACAAGTGTTAACAGTGAATGTTTTGATGGACAGATATTGTCTAGAGGTATTGATGTTGCACCTTCTGCCACTAATGATCAAGTGAAAATGTTTGCGAAATATAATCGTGGAACTGTTGCAAGTTACAGGGAATGGATTATTAATTCGCATATTGCATTATTCCATGATTATGTCCAATATCTTAAAAGATATGTTGTGCCTAACTTTGGTGTTATTAATGTTTACTGGGAATGCCTGGAGAATTGGTTTAATGAAACTGAATTTTACAAGAGAAATCTTTCATTGTACCCTGCATTGGTTGAGACAGTTACATTGTTGAATGCTGATTATCGTAAGAAAATCACAGCAGATGATGGTAAAACTTATCTTGTTAGCACTATGGAAGATAATAAACTGATTGGTGACTTGTTCAATCCAAGTCAAGGGTTAACCAATAATGCCATTAGGATATTCAACCTGTTAGTCATGAAGTATGGGAACTATAATCCGAATAGTTTCGAGGAGACATATACCGACACCGATGCGACATCTGATTGGGATGATTATCAGGCCGGTAATAGAGGCTTGAAAACTTGTCCTACTTTATTCACGGTTGCTAATGTTCGTAGGTATGCTTCTAAAGATAACAATAAGTATAAAAATCTTCCTTATGGTGAGATTATCCAATCCCTTGTTAACAATGGTTTTGTTCAAGTAATGGGTAAAATGAAAAGGAGTAATCACAATGTCTATGCTTTAGACCGTTGGGAACCAGTAGAAGATATGACTATTATTTTTGACAAGGAGTGTATCTCCAAGTATGTGGAGGATATGTGTCCTGTGTACGGAGTGACACAATCCACGCTATGGGAAATTATCAACAATGAAAAAATCGAAAATTTGGATTTGGAGTTGAAACCTAAAATCAAGCTTCCTCCGTGGTTTTCGCCTGCTGCTCAAGGTGTCGGAAAAGGTGTCGAAGTGGTGTCTGGTGGTGTCGGAAATACCCCTTTGGAGATGTCGGTAGGTGTCGGTGAAAGTGGGTTAAGGTGTCGGTAGGTGTCGGAAAATGATAAAAAAATTACTTTGTCTATATGACTACATATCTCAAACAAAGACTGGAGATAGGAATACAAACCTATTCCAAGCATTAAGTCATTTGAGAAAATACAATAAAACTGCCACAGAAGATGAATTCATCGATGAAGCACTATTACTCAATAATCAATTTGAATCCCGATTAAGTGAGAATGAAGTAGTTACAATTTGCAAACATGCAATGAGTAAAAACTACCATTCCACTTGCTGGAAGTTTCAAACATATTGCAGACATTGTCGACATGGTGAATTCCGTAGAATATTCCGTAATAGTAAACCAGGTTACTGGAAACATCTCAATCACCATAACCAACTTACTGGTATCAAGTTACTTGAAGATGACACATATTACCCATGGGATATTCTGGACACTTCCAAATTAACAGAAAAGGAAAAAGTAACAATACAAATGTTTCGTGAACAAATGGGAATTCCAATAAATATTGATGAGATAGTCAAAATGTATGGAATACCAATAGGTGATAAAGCAAAAAGAGAATGGAATAAATTTAGAGAGAGTGATTAAACATGATTGGTGTTGAAGACCGTATCTATAAAATTGAAAACTTTAAATTCTGCAACCATGAAGGCACATTATTCGCTGCTGAATGGAGAGACAGAGAACAAGACTGGAGTAACTGGTTATCATATTACCCAGTGGACTTTGATAAAGATATTGTCGATGCATTAAACTACTTTAAAGATAATGGGTTACTCATTAAATTAAGTGGGTGTGGCTTCAGGCAATTAATAAAGAACACTATTGGTAAAACTTCATTAGACTGTGGTTTTAATAGGTTTGATTTTATAACCGATTATGCTGTATGGAGATATCTAGTTTTAGCTAACAACGGATTTAGATGCGAATGTTGTGGCTCACAGAAAGATCTCCAAGTACATCATAATCGTAGTTTCAAAGAACATTTGGAATTGGCAACCGATGTATTCAATGGTACTGCATTGTGTAAGGATTGCCATTCCAAGTTTCATACCCTTTATGGGTATAGTAATATTTCGGATAGGGATGTTTATGAATTTATCGGAAGATATGGAAAATGGAGGTGATGATCTATGACTAGTTTGTCTTCTGCTGAACTTTGTAAGTTGTCTGTGCAGGAGGTTGCTGACCTGTTACTTGATAAGTTAGCGGAGAATGAACGTGATGGTAAAATGTATAGTATGTGTAAAGTACACGGTTGTAACGATGGTAGATTGTTTGAATTGGATATTATTATACGAGGTGTAAAAGATGAGTAAATATGCTTTTAATGGTAATGGTTGGGTTAAGTATGACCCAGTGATTGATATTGATGGGAATGAGACTGTTAAGGAAATGCCTGTTGTAGTGGCTAATGTTCCTGTGGAGTATTTGTTAGTTGAATGGGAAGATTTGGTATTTGAGTTAAGTGAGAAAGAAACACGATTAATCCACTTGAAAGAATACATACAATCCCAATCATTCCACATTGAAACCACATTTGACTTTAAGGAAGCTTACGGTAAGAATAATGCTGATATTCGACGTCATCATATTCAGGTGGAGTTAATGGAAGTGTTTGAGGAAGTGAGGGATTTGGAGTTAAGTATTGGTTGGATTAAACAGTACATACCATTACTACGAGAATGCATACGAGTAAAACATGACAGTACACCACATATTAACTCTCCAGCACCAATAGTGTTAGATGGTTCTCATATGACTGGTGATGATGTTAAAAGGATTAGGAAAGCCTTAGAAGAGATGAAACAATGACTATTATATTTAGGGATTGTGAGTATCGTTACGAACAAGACAACAAACTGTACTGTAAGAACAAGGAAGATAACGGTAACTGTGATAACTGCAAAGAGAACGTCCATTTGAATTGTCAAAACTATGTTCCAAAGAACGATATGTGCTTACAGTTTTTCCAGTTAGGCATATCAGAAGTCAGTCAGTATGATACTTGTGCTGAGAAGATTATCTACAATGATAAGGAATTGCAAAGGAAGTGGAGTAATTGATTACTGCGATTAGTGAATTGAACAAGTATAAAATAAGATTGAATACTGTTTTATCTGAATTAGAGACTTTGGAAGATGGAATCGATGCAGACTATTCAGAAATCGTTACTGATTTACACTGGATAGTATACCATCTTGAACAAAGGCGTGAGCAGTTACAACGTAGAGGTCGAAGATTATGATTGAGTGTTGTGGTAATTGTAAATATTATCGTGAGGCGTATTGTTATCTGATTGATGACCTTGTCGAAGCATTGGATAACTGTGGAATGTACGATGATGGAGGTAATGAATGAGTATATTTACTTATATCTACATCTCCTTATTCTTTTTACTATGTATGATTTACATCTATGATTTATTGATACGATGGAGTGATTAAACAATGACAACAACAACACTTAACACGAATTATTATGTCAATGTACAAGAATTAATGAACCGAAGTTTGCCCCGTCCGAAACATAGGACTACTGTATTAGTTGCAAGTTGGAATGAATGGTTACCAATAGTGACTGTGGAGTGTGAAACATGATAGCAGCGAAACTTATTGTAAGTGCAGGAGCATTATTGATGGGATTTGTTTTTGTACTTACAATTGCTGAATTTATTCATGATAAGTATCGTGACCGTAAAGCACGTAAAGAATTTGAAAAAAGACAAGAGCGTTATAGGAGGATGATTTAGAATGACTGGAGAACGATGTTGTTCTTGCAAATATTACAGGAAATCAGATGATTATTGTTATTATCGTGGATATGGAAGTAAAATTGATTGTAAGAGTTATGAAAGGTGGGATGGTATTTATGATTGAAAATAAACGATTTACGATAAATGGTGTTGGGATATCTGACCATGAACAAAAGAGATTATATGATTTGAAAACTATTGATGGTTTTATTAGTGTTAGAGATTTATTGAATGCTCAACATGAAACAATCAGACAGGTAAGGGAAGTTTTAAGGGAAACTTATGCTGATTGTGAGAAGATGGGATTAGATGAGTGTTGTGATGTTATTGAGCGTATTGCGAAACGATTAGAAATTGAATTATTTGAATAGGAAATAATAATAGTTTCAGAGGTGATAAAAATGAGGTTTGTTGATGTGAAAAAAGGTGGGGATATAACATTAATGATTGTTGATTTGCAAGGAAATTTTTATGAATTAAATAGTTTGCATACTGGTGGAAATGATTTAATTGGATTAGTGATTAAGAAACCATCGGAATCGTATGTTAGTAGAAGAGTAGCATTGGATTTATTAAATGAGGAAAAAGAGTAGTTATTTTAAGGTGAAATAATGACTAATTATGATGATAAAGATTTATTCAATGCTTGTATGAATTTCTGTCAAGTATTTACAATGTTTTTAATTAAAAAACAAGAAATCGAAAATAATCGTTTTATTGATGAATATGAGAAAAGAGAAAGGTTAAAATATTATAAGAGTATGATGATGAGTAAATTTGACCATTTGGAAGATGTAGTGAGTAGTATAAAAGGTGATTTGGAATGACAGAGAATAAACAATTTAAAGAAATATATCCTAATATTATCAGAAGCAATTATTGTTTTACGGATAATGGAAAACCAATTGGTGATAAGGAAGTGTGTGATTTGTTGAATGAGCAACACGAAACAATCACAAGACTTGAAAAGGGAAATAACCAGTTAAGGAACGGTTTCAGAACATGGGGGAATAAAAATGACTGAAAAACGGTTTACAATACAAAGTGATTCTTATGCAGAAGAAATTAAATTACTCATAGACAAAGAGCAAATGGTAATGTGGAGTTTTTTACATCATGATGAAGCAGTAAATAGTATTTGTGATTTGTTGAATGAATTACACGAAACACTTCAATCAAAAAATGAGATAATTAAAGGACAAGAATTGGAAATTGTGAGATTACATGGTTTAGCCGATGCAATGAGTGGTATTTTAAGAGAATTAGGCATTCATGATGTATACAACCAAGAGCAGATTATGAAAATTAAGGAGAAATTACGATGAAACAATTACAAAATGACATTAAAATAATTTTAAGATGTGCTGATACTAAAACTTTTGAAGAAAGAAAAGCGTATAATCGCTTATTAGATTTTATACAACTTGATTCAATATACAAAGGTATTCCACAAGAAGAGAGTAATTCAGAGTGGGTAAGTGAGGATTTGGAATGACTGAAAAACGATATAATTTTAAGGAAAGTAAATTAGGATTTGATGTTTATGATGGTAATTTTCTACTTAATGCAATAGAAATTGTTAATCGTTTAAATGAGCAAGATATTGAAATCGATA